GGAGACAACGCCTTATTTAAAGAATCTCGTGCCGGTGGGAGAGTTCGCTGGTTTGATGTTAAAAATGAAAAGGAGGTGGCAGCATGAAACGATACTACGCAATAGGAGACGTCGAAAAATATACATTCGAGACGTTTGAAGAGCTAGAAAAATACTTTATCGAAGAGGTTTTAACTCGCAAAGGTGTTAGCTCGAAGGTGATCGGTAAGACATTATTAATATGGGAGGAAGCGTGAAAACAAATATAACAGTGTTTTGTGTTATGAAGGCTGGGAACATATTGACACCAGCATTTATACGCAAAGATAATGGTAAGTTTCAGTACCTACCAAGAGCAGATAGTTTGATAAACGGAGAGGTTGGATATCTTCCTACAGACTTTCATAGCGATTGGGAGCCTCTGTACGTAGAGGGCAACAAGAGCTATGGGTTTAAGACGATTGGGGATACTCGTAAGGTTGGTTTAGGTTTTGAACCAGCTAACCTAAAGGATAGAGTTTTGTTTGATATAGTGAAAGATTACACACAGAAGATTGTGGTCGAAGTTAAATCTAATAAAGAGAATCCTACTCAATATCGTATCAAAGGAGCTAAGAAGAAGAAGGTAGTGAGCGATAAGGAGGTAGCATGAGCAGATACAACGACCGCGAGCTAGGCGATATTGCCTACCGCAACTGGAAAGAGGAAGCCAAGGAGCAGCTTAAATACATTAATAAGCATGTTCATGATGGCATGGTTAAGTTTGAAGATGTTGAAGAGGTTGGCTATGAGATCAAAAACTTTTTAAACACTGCTGAAGAGTGGGATGAAGGGATCTTGATTTACGACTTCACGACAGAAGCAAAACAAATGCTAGAAGAGGTTTCTTTTTCTTTCGTCTAATAAAGATACAATTATTATACATAACGATATATATAGGGGTACAATGACACACTATGAACACACTTGATATAACACACGACGAATGGCTAGCAGCGAGACGCAAAGGAATTGGCGGCTCAGATGCTGGTGCTATTTTAGGCGTAAACAAGTGGTCGTCGCCACTGGATGTTTACTTAGATAAAATCGGTAAATCACTACCTATAGCTGACAATGACGCTATGTACTGGGGCCGCGAATTAGAGGACATTGTTGCGACGGAATACACTAAGCGCACTGGTAATAAAACAAGGCGTAGAAACGCAATTTTGAGCCACTCAGCGCATGATTTCATACTTGCTAACTTGGATAGAGATCTTGTCGGCAAGAAAGGTATTTTAGAATGCAAGACCGCCTTTCGTCCGGATGGCTGGGGCGCAGATGGAACAGACGAAGTGCCGGAGTCTTACTTGGCCCAGGTTATGCACTATATGGCTGTGACTAATTCAGAATACGCAGACGTTGCAGTATTAATCGGCGGCAGAGATTTTAGGATCTACACAATCCAGCGTGACGACGATCTAATAAACGCAATTATTGAGCGTGAAGTCTATTTCTGGAATGAACACGTATTAGCCAAGATAGCGCCAGATCCGATTAACAACAATGATCTGATTAACCAGTGGCCACATGATAACGGCGAAACTGTTTATGCCGACGACAATCAAGAGGAAAGAATTACTACGCTTAAAACAATTAAACAAAAAATTAAAGATCTTGGCTCGAACGCTAAAGAGCTAGAAGTTGAGATCAAAAAAGACATGGCAGACGCTTCTGTAATTGCAGACGCTGCCGGAAAGATTTTAGCCACTTGGAAAGAGAGGAGTTCTAAGAGGCTAGATACTAAACGATTTAAAGTTGAACACGCTGACATATATGCAGAGTACGCAGTGGAATCTTCAAGTCGTTCATTTTTATTAAAGTAAAGGGAGAAAGACATGAGTGAGAAGAGAAGTTTGATGACAACCATGGCGCATAAGTACGACATGGAACCAGCAGCGTTTCAAACGACGTTGCAGAAAACAATTATGCCGGGCAACGTAACGAACGAGCAATTAGCTTCATTCTTATTAGTTGCTAACGAGTACAACCTAAACCCGTTCACCAAGGAGATCTTCGCATTTCCTGCTAATGGCGGTATTCAACCGATCGTCTCAGTGGACGGCTGGATGAAGATGATCAACGCGCACCCTCAGTTTGACGGCATGACGTTTAAAGATCATGTTGGCGACAATGGCATTGATTCAATCACCGTACAGATTCACCGCAAGGATCGTGAACACCCGATCGAAGTGACTGAGTACATGAGCGAATGTAGGCGCAATACATCAACCTGGAAGCAATGGCCAGCTCGTATGTTACGTCATAAGGCTGTTATTCAAGCTGCAAGGTATGCGTTTGGCTTTAGTGGAATTATGGAGCCAGACGAAGCAGAGCGCTTCAAGAAGGCCGAAGTGGTAACAGAAACAAAAGAGTCTGGCGTTGCCGGAATGAAAGCAAAGATCGTTAAAGAAGAAGCGCCTATTGAGGACGTCGATTTTGAAACTGGTGAAATTTTACAAACGGAGACAGTATGAGCAAGATAGGAATAAGCATCAGTATTGATGTAAGCAAGATTGATAAAACAAAATTAATCCAGGGTAAGAAAGGAATGTACATGGACTTAACTACTTTTATTGATCTGGAGAATCCGGGGCCGTATGGCGATCATGGATTCATTACTCAATCACTAAAAGAAGAAGAGCGTGAGCAAGGTATGAAAAATCCCATCCTAGGTAACTGCAAGGTTTTCTTTACCGAAGGTGGTAGTGCCGCTGCACCAGCGCAGAACCAAGCAGCACCTATGCCAGTGGCAGCGGACGAAGGGTTTGATGATGACATCCCTTTTTAATTTAGATGATCTAACTGAGAAGCAGGCAAAGATATTTTTTGTCGCTTTCTTTTTTGTTCTCGGCTTGGCTGGTAATTTAGAAGCCGAAGATCATGAGAGAGAATATGAACGATATAAAACATTGGTGTGTGAAGGTCACGTGCCAGATTACAAACAAACAAAACCGGAGTGTGTGTAGATACTTATAGTATCTAGGGGTTAAAAAAATATGTTACAATTCAAAACTATAAAGCAATTCTCACAAGAGAGTGGTTATTCTGAGAAGGCTATAAGGCTAAAACTGGATAAAGGTGTGTGGGGTGATGGGATTCGATTTAAAGCACCCGACGGTAGGGTTTTAATAAGTATAGAGGGGTTTGAAAGGTGGGTGCAGGGTACAGAGGCGTTTCAAAACTTAGTGAATCCTCAATACGGCTCCACTTCACATTCCTTGGAAAAAGATGGTATGAAGTTATCAAGGGTACGCCTACCGACTCTAACCTAGAGAAAATATCAAAACTCAGAGAAGATATACTATCTGAAATAAAGCTAGGTATCTTCAACTATGAGCTTACCTTCCCCGATTCAAATAAAAACATACAAAAGGTTAATACCCTTCTTGGCAAGGAATCAAATAAATTAACCACTGGCGAATATCTCCTAACTTGGCACGAATACAATGCTCGTACTTTAGAAGAAACCTCAGAAAAAGAGAACCTCAGAATAATACACACTTCATTATTACCCGACATTGGTCATATTCCGTTATCCGATCTTATGTGGCCAGATATTAAGAAGATGGCTTTGAGTTGGAATAACACCACCAAATCTATCAAAAACAAATTAGCCCCACTACGCAAAGCACTAAGGCACGCTGAAGATGACGGATTAATCGAATCAAACGTATTGCTTGGTAAATCAGTAGATGGCATTAAAAAAGAGTTCAACCCCGAAGAAGAAGAGGTGGCGCCATTTGATAGAAGAGAAAGGCAGGCAATCCTAGACGCTTGTAGGCACGAACAAGACCACAATCTTTTTCAATTCATTATGTGGACGGGTTTAAGAACGTCTGAGGTGGTTAGCCTTACATGGAGCGACATAGATTGGCATAAAGGCACTGCTAGAATTAATAAAGCACAGCCACGCAAAGCTACTAAACTTAAAAGACCTAAAACAAAAGCTGGCGTTAGGCAAGTTAAGCTATTCCCGGACGCACTTAGATCTTTAGAATCTCAGAAGGATTATACATTGCTAGTCGGAAAACAAATATTCAACAATCAGAACACTCAAGAACCTTGGAATGGTGATGGTGCGATACGGGAACACTTTAAGGTTATCTGTAACAAAGCCAAAGTAAGGTATAGAAGGCCTTATCAATTAAGACACTCTTACGCCACTATGATGCTTATGGCAGGCGAGCCAGTTAGGTGGCTATCAAAACAAATGGGCCACTCGACACCCATGCAAACTATGAACGTCTATGCCAAGTGGATTGACGAAGATTCACCTGATGCTGGAAGCAAAGCCGTTGAAATGTTTTCAACTTTAAACGAGGAAAAACTAAAATCCTGCGAAACTGGGTAAAAGTACCTCTGAATTACCTTTTCTATACCTCTCAATAAAGTGCTAAAAACAAGGTAAACGTGCATAAAAACGTGCAACTCGCTATACAACCACTACTACTACAACATGAGGGGCAGGTTCAAATCCTGCCAGCCCAGCCATTTTATTTCCTTAAATATCAATGACTTACACTGTATTTAGGGATTTTTACGTCTAAACCTTACCTCTGAGTACACCTACACTTCAGCGTTTCGCGTGCATAAAAACGTGCATAAAAACGTGCAACTTTTATTGACTGGTTTCAAAGCTACATTCAAGGTGTAAAAATTAGGTAGCTACTAAGGGCAGCAAATCCCGCGTTTTATAATTAACGAGGTGGGAGATTTAAACTTGAGGAGAGTAAACGAAACCCCGAATAGACCTACGATTATCTAATTCTTATTCGATCAAAGACTTTTTCTTGAGCATTCCTTTACTTTTACGCTGCTTTTTAATAAGCTCTATTGTGTCCTCAACTGGATTCTTAGAGGTATAAAACATAATGCAGCGCTCTTTCTCTGATCCCGCTTCTTTAGAACATAACTTTTGTGCCGCTTCCATGCTTGCTGCCATAAATTCCTCTCTTTTATTGTGCCAAGATCTTCAATCCTGCGAAAAAGCCTAGTTCAGCCATAGCGAAGTAACCAAGCATTCCAGTTGCAATCCACTTGATTTGATCGAGCGTAGATTGAATTGCCATTAAATGTAAATTAACATCATCGACCTTTTGAAAAAGTTTAGCGATCTGATCGTCGTGCCTAGTGACTGTTTGCTCCAGTCGATCAATCCTTTGCTCCATTCATAATTCCTTATGTCTTAGGATAAGCAGATTTAACTGCGGTGATAGCATCATCAAGCGTAGTACACCCTTCT